TTTTTGCCTTCAGTAGTGACTACCCAGTAACAGTAGCGAGGCATAACATCCCCAATTAATCTAACTTTAGTATCACCGATTGGTAATGTAAGTCTTTCGATTTCTCTACGTTGATTTGAGCCAGAAGACTGTTTGCCTTTGGCTTTGTCCCATGCGACCATTTGTTTCTCCTTTGTTGAACGTTGGTTCTTAAGTGTAGGATTTCCTCGGAACCGAGGACTCTTGTGGAAAATAGATTTTATCACCTTTTATATTAATAAAAGGATTATTTAAGTCTTTTCTAATGTAGTTTTTAGCAATGTAGTCTTGAGCTTCGCTAATTCTACGCATAGAAAGCATTTGAAGGTATTCAGTCTTTTGTAAGACTGATACATTCTTTGTTAAAAACCAAGGATTCCTAAAATAACTCATAGGCTCTTCAGTTTTATAGTTGCAAACTAGCTTATCTTTTTTCTGCTCCAGTAAGCCAGTAGTAAATAAATGCACAGGAATATGATTGATACTCAGTGCTTTCATTAATCCTTTAGTTGTGTATGGATTATACAATTTTGTTTGTGCAAAGGTCAAGATTAATATAGCAGCCTGATCTTTTCTTGCCTTTGACATCAATTCGTACCAGTTAAAGTATGTAATATCCACGTTGTTTATACCACTCTAATCTTTTAGTCTGTTGTCTTGCAACAATTCCGCCTGATAACCACCAGTCTACGATCATCGGTACCTGTTTACTAGGATGCTCACGTATAATTCTGCCGACCCGTTGCTCCAACTTGATGGGGTTATTTGAAGGACAAGTGAGATAAAGGGTATCAAGGCGATGGCAAGAGATACCTTCATCAAAGAGCTTGGTAGATAATACAGCTTTGTATTTACCTCCGACATTTTCAAGCACATCTTTTCTAGTTGTTTCATCTGTTTCTCCAATTAGACACACACTATCAGGAATTAGATCCTGTAAATCTTTTAACATCTGCACACGTTCGCCTAAAATTAGGGGACAACGACCAGTGACTATTTGGCTTTTGGCAAAATTAGCGATAGCTTTCAAGTAATCTTGATTGCCACAAAGTTTGTTCAACTGGCGCGACCAGTCTCTTTTTGGGTCAATTACTGGGAATCTAAAGTCAGTGCGTTTAATTTGAACTACAGGGTCTTGTAGTTGCCTTGGATCACGCGCTTGCACCATAAAAGGAGAAAAGTAATCAGCTAAATACACATGTTTACCGTCTTTTCGTTTTGGTGTTGCACTAATACCAATTTTAATCTTAGCATTCAAAGAGTTAAGAGCTGTTGAAAACATTTCAGCAGGGCATAAGTGTGCCTCGTCAACAAGAATCATTGAGAATTTATCTGATAACTCATCTCTACGATTATAAACTGATTTATAGATACCTACTGTAATATCTTGGATATCGCATAATCCATCTCCAACTTTACCTATTTTTACTGTAGGAATTTGTCTTTCTAATTCTTCGATCCATTGCCTAAATAATAACTTTGTATGGACTAATACTAGTGTTTTAGTTTTATTACGGGATATTATTTCACATCCTGTAAATGTTTTTCCCCAACCACAGGGAGCTTGAAGTAAGCCAGATCTAGCACGACCTCTTTTAAAGAACTTATCTACAACCTCTTTTTGTTCCCAGCGTAGCGTACCTATAAAATTTAAGTCTGCTTCTGTTTGTTCAAAGTTTCTATCGTCTTCAATTTCGTCCCATTCAAGTTTGTGGTACGAGTTTGACGGTACAATATAGTAGTCTTCATCTTCTGAGATGGTTGATAGAAATTCATCTCCATTGTCATAGGTATATAGTGATAAAAGGTGATCTGCATCCTCTACATCTTTTTTCTTAATATAAATTTTATCTGATAAGAATATTTTCTTAACTAATGCTTTTTTCATAAAAGTTCATTTCTTATTTTCGTAGCACTAATGGCTTCAATATTGGCGTCTAACTTTTCCTGTTCAATTGCATAACCTACGTCTCTTCCATAAGTAATATTTACAATATTAGGTACTCTTATTATATCATAATGTGTCTTAAATACAAAACCTTCTTTTGATAACGCAGATTCTATTAATTTTACTCTTTGTTGATAGGTAAAAGGATTTGACTCAGTTTCATCTGACTCTCTAATAAGAATAGCAACTTGATTTGTTTTAGCAAATGCTCTTTTAAAAAGCTCTGTATGCCCATCATGCCACGGCTGATATCTTCCAAGTAGCTGTGTGGTTGGTTTTTTATAATCAAACATTATTTCTCTCCATATAAGTTTTAACTACGTCTAATAATTGAGCGTGAGTATCATCAAACCACTCTGCAACGTGATAATCACATTCTACAGGTGGTTGAAACATCTTATTTGTATCTTCAAATCTACCTTTATCTATTGTATCCATCCAAACGGTGAAATCTGGATCAAACTCTTTTCTAGCAGTTTCTGTTGGACAAACAAAATCAGCAATAGCAACTTTTCCTGCCATAACTATACCGTCTGCTAAATGACGCATACGCTGTGCCTGCCTAATCCTACCTTCAGGACTAAAGTCCCAATCATTATATTTTTCTCTTACAGAATCAGCGTTAATATGGACTCCCCCAATTAGTTCTGCAAAAGGCTTAGCTAGTGTAGTTTTTCCTGACCCAGGTAATCCCATAATTAGTAATTTCATAAATTAATACTTTCTATTCTTAAAGGTTTATCGTCATATGTAAATTGTTTTATGTACCATTCTAATCTATATTGTACTAGAATACCATAAATTCCATTGATCATGTGAAGCTCATCATTAGAGGGTATTTTAAATGGGTATGATATTCCTTTGAACCAGATTAAGTTATCTCTAACTTTTACAACAGGTCGTTTGATTGCCGGACAATAGATCTTTTCACTAAGATCACAAGGTCTAGCTTTAGCATCCATTCCCCATTTTGGTCTTTCATATATCAGTTGTTGTACATCTTTACATGTACAGTCAAACATTAATCTTTTGTTTAACTGTGCAAGTCTAGCGAAATAGTCTCCTTTAAGTGCTTTATCATCTACAGTCTCTAGATGACTGTTTTCTTCTCTCTTAAGTTGAATTTTATTAAGAGAATACTTAATCTCAAAAGGTTTTTTATACAAACCAAATAAAGGAAAGTAGATGTCATGTAAGTTCATTGATAGTTTTTACTAGTTTAACAATGTGTTTCTTTTTTGTAAAAGCAGAAAGATGGATTATCTTATTATTTGCATAAAAAATGCCTTTGTTAAGCATGTCCAACTGACTAATTTCTGAATCAATACGCCAAATAGGACCAAATCCTATTATTTTAGCTTTGTCTAAATTTTTATTAGCAAATAATAGTAATTTTCTGAATTTATTCATTAGTTTAGGATAGTTTGTACTATGCACGAGGTCAAGAGTAGCAGAAGCAGCTGCAACTGAAACTGCATTAGCTGAAAAAGTTCCTCCGCTACTAACTTTCTTATCTGAGTCGTTAAAAGTTCTGCTAGTAACATCATCTGTCATAGTTATTAAGCTAATTGGCATCCCTCCACCCAGGATTTTACCATAACAAACAATATCTGGGTTTAATCCAAGCTCAGAGTAAAGACCTTTTTTATTATATCTAAATCCCGTAACTATCTCATCACAAATTGTTAAAGTATTTTCTCTCTTACACCAGTGTTCAATTTCTGATAAAAACTCTAGATCAAGGGTCGGAATACTAGTTTTTAGGGGCTCATATATTATACAGGCTGTTTTACGCCACCAAAGCCCTTTAAGATCAGACATTTTACTTATGTGCCATCTGTCGATCTTCGGTAATCCAGTATCAAACTCTAAAGTCCAATCATTTTGTCCGTGCCAACCTTTTTTAATCGATACAACTGCATTTTTACCTGTTGCAGCCCTGGCATATCTTATACTTTTTGTAGTAGCTTCCATGCCAGAGGTACAAAAAATAAAATTATGATGATTGTTAGGTAATAGATATTTTAATTTATCTTCTACTTCTTCATGAATCTCGGAAACACACCCAGTAACACTTCCTTTAAGTTGTTGCATACATATAGCAGCACTTATTAAAGGATGACTATGTCCAAAGTAGTTAACTCCGTTCCCAAGACTAAAATCTAATATTTTTTCATCACTATATAAATAAAGACCTTTTGCTTTATCTATTTTTACGTTACTTAGGTTGTTTAGCATCTAACATCTTACTAAGAATATCAATCTCATGATCTCTTCTATCATAGCCGTGTTTAATTTTAGGTAGCTCTTTACTACAAAGTTGCACAATTAATCTGCTTTGGTCATACGGACTACCGTTTGATGCAGAGCCGTGTATTAAAGAGTAGTCAAAAAATATACCATCTCCTTTTTTAAGATTAACAGAATAAAAATCATTTTTATAATTTCTTAGAGTACTACTTGATATTGCGTATTTTGCGTTTCCATCACGTTCCATAACCATTCTATGAGGCAATAGACCTTTTTTGTGAGACCCAATAAAAACATTTAAAGGTGCATAATCTAAATCGTGGATTGCGAAAAAACTTTGTATATATTCTGAACTAGGTATCTTAAGATCTTGTCTATAGAAAAAATCTTGATGATAAATTTCATGGCTCCCCTCAAATGCACTTTTATGATAAAACTTATTCATAAATACTTTATAGTTTTTATTTCTTAACGACTTAGCTTTTTTTACAATACGATCTACATCTAAACTGACATTTGAAAATTTAGTTGTAGAGTTTAGTGCAAAAGGATACTCATCAAATGAGTCCAAAAATTTAATAGAATCTAGCTCATTTTGATTAAAAAAATTTTTTACAATTTCAAATCCGTGTTCTTCTAAATTAAATCTCATGTTAATGGTGGTTGATACTGAGGGTCGTGGTCTGGTAGTTGAGGTTGAATAATTAGTTTCTCAAACTTATCATAATCTTCTTCTAAGTCAAGGACAGGGAACTGGAACCACAGTGGAAGTGGTCTTTTATCTATCTCAAAGCGAGTTTGGAGTTTAAGATACTTTGTCCACCACTGTTTAGTACTATAAGCATCAATACAAATACGAGAGTTAACTGGGTAAGGCTTATACTTATGCCATTCTGTGAACACATGAGCTGGTTGTCCTGGTAACCACTTATACTCAACTTTCTTACTCCATTGATCAAACTCTTGTGCTGCTTTTTTAGTGTAGCTTAACCAAGCATGAATCGGCCTAATCCAGTGATTTAAATAAGGGTGATCAGCAATTGGTTGGCAGTGGCCTTCAAATTCACACTGCTGTAACAGATGTTCAAATCGATGAAGAATCATTGATCTACAACAAAGATAAATTGTACGTTCAAAAGGAGATAAAGAGATCTGAAGCGCAGATTCAATCTTTGGATCACTTTGTCTAGGGATAAAAGATATTGTGTCAGCATCAACTTTTAGGGTAGAATCTGTAGTTGCTACACATCTGGGTAGTTCAGGATAGTGTCGTTTTGCAAGTTGGATTGACCACTTTAAAAGCTTTTGTTGAGTAGGATCTTCAGAAACAACCCAAAATATACCTGCGTTAGATAAATCAAGCATCACTATTCTCCAATTTATCTTTCCAATAAAGAGCAGATTCTTTGCCCATTAAAACTCCGTTTGCATTACAACTTTTACACGGATCATGTAATAAACGCTTACCTTCTAGTAAGTTTTTTCTAATTTTTCTATATTCTTCATTATTCCAAATATTAAGAATATGATCTTTGTGTACGTTACCAAAAGGTTTTTGTTTTCGTAACCAATCGTTACAACACAGAATTAAATCACCATTCCAATCTACTATGATTTGGTATGAAGGATAATAACAGGGATTGCTAGTAAATGCGTCAAACATTAATCCCCCTCTGTTGGTAAATTTATATTCTTCATATCTATCAGTTCCATCATCATAATGCCTTCGTACTATGACTTCTTTATGTTTTCTTTCTAAGTCTTTAAAAAACGGATTTTTATCATAATCAGAAATTAGAATATTATTTACACCAGCATTCGTTAATTGTTCAACAGATAATTTATTTTTTGTAAAACAATCACCGTTCGTAACTACTTCAATATTAAACTCTTTTAAGATATTACAAATATCTAAAATATTTGGATTTAGAGTCGGTTCCCCGAACCCAGTTAGCTGTATGTGTCCTAAAAAACCTTTGAGCTGCTGTTTTATTATTTTTACAGTGTCAAGAGACATGTGGAGTTTTTGATTTGGGTAAACTTTAGGATCATGTCTAGGACAAAAGCTACAAGTGCGATTACAGAGTTCAGTAACATTCAATTCGACAGCAGTAATTCCATCAAACTTTTCTGTTTGTTTGTGGTTTTGTAATCTAAAATTTAAATGCTCATCGAAAAATTTAGTCATTAAATCTCATCCAGTTCACCCCAGCTTGGTCCAATTTCAAAATCTACCTTAATTGGACAATCAGGAATAGATAATCCTCTGTCTGTTTGGATACACCGTTTTGCATTTTCGATATAAGCATCAACTAAATCTTCACGAACTTCAGAAACAATAGAGTCATGAACAACAGTAAAAGGTTTAATTACATCAGAGTAATCATTCTCTTCAATCCATTTTACTAGGTCAATCACGCCTAGAATATTAATATCTGACGCAACAGATTGAACTAAGAAGTTTACCCCAGAACGAATAGCATGTTGAGCTACACCACGATTTGGAGACTTAGCTTCTGGTAATCTACGTTTACGTCCAAAAAACGAATAAATATAAGCATGATTTTCAATCTGCTGGTTTGAACCATCAATAAACTTTTTAAGAGATCGAGCTTCGTTAAAATACTTCTGAA